TCCTTCCCCTGCCTGCCCTATGTCTTTTGGTTGTTATCGCTTCCTACGGGCTAAAAAGTGGCTTCCTTGTCATTTAAATAGCATAGTGGCGGCATGGCTCGCAATATTCATTCGGTTGATGACGGTTTTTACAGCCGATACATGGGAAAAAGAAATATTCCCGACTATCAAAATCAAATAGGTCTTCTTTGCCATTATCATCAATAAAATCTTCTACTCTCACGTTCCCACCTCCTCTATTGGTTTGATGATGGACTCTGGCGCTGTAAATTTGGTTTCTTCCGGCGACTTTTCAATTCTTTCTGCTAAATGAACACCCGCTTGCAATATCCCATAAAATGCTTCTGGCGATAAAGTGATAGCAGTAATCATCCGGCCATCGGCTATCTTGCAACAGTTTGCCGCCATCTTTTGCGCTTCTTCGTCTGTTTCTACAACATGCCTGTCCAATTCCAACAAAAATAAACTGCCATCTTTTTTAACACACATTCTGACTGTCCGGCTTTCGGGGTCATCTCCATCTAGCCTTACAAGTGTACCTTTGCCAAATTCCATAATGTTTACCTCTCTGAGCAAGCAGGGGCTTCATGATAAATAGGTGTTTCTGCCCCTCCTGCGGTTGAACAAGCATGACAATAAACAAGTGGTATATCCGCTACTGCTGGAAACCATTTTTTACAATGTTGGCAAAAGTCGTTATCTGCATCAAAAACTATAACTTCAGTTCCTTGACAAATCGGACATCTTTTCATGGTTTTTCCCATACTCTCCCCCCTTTATAATCCAACTTCGCCCAAACTACACACGCTGCCCGATAAACTTAAATATGTGTCCATGATGTGTTTGCCAACAACCGGGTGGACGCAGTTTCTTAATATCTGCGCTGGACAGTGGTTTTTACCATAGTAAATATTTTCCTCGTAATGAATATCCAGCCAATCCATTAACGCCTGTTTCCCTGCTAAATTGCATTTGTTGATAAAATTTGGTGGTGTTGGAATCTCGCAATATTTAAATTGAAAATTTGACCAGAACATATGCCGTCCCATTCGTGTACCTTCAATAAGTGGCTTATAATACGAAACTACGTTTTCAACAACAAACTTACCCTTAAAATACGTCTGCAAGAAAATAATTTCTTGGTACAGTGACATATCAGGATATCGCTTTAACTTATGCCTTGTTGCTACTGCCATTTTTGAATGCGTCTGACATGGTGGAGAAGTCCAGATAAAATCAAAGTTCTGATAATTTACCAACAGATATTCGTGAGCTTCACCAATAATCACCGTATCATCAGGATAAAGCCTTTTATAAACGGCTGCAATACGTGGATCATTTTCTACTGCGGTTACCTCGCACCCCTGCCAAAACTTTCTATTACCACCTAAACCTGCATATAAATTTAGAACCTTCACACAACCCCCTATATCCCAACATCATTAATAGACTGTTCGCTGCACTCGCACTGACTCAGCAGCTTTAAAGTCCCTCAAATCTTTGAAATTGTCCCATCCATGCAACTGGTATTGATAAATTGCGTTCTCCATTACGTTGTTTTTCAATTATAATTTCCGCTAATGCTTGATGTTCTTTTAAATTATGCGTTCCATCGTCAACACGATCTCTGCATTTTTGGCAATAAGCAGCCGGGCGAAATGGAAATAAAATAACATCTGCATCCTGTTCAATTTCTCCTGAATCCCTTAAGTCAGACATCAAAGGCCGTTTATCTGCCCTTGAATCAACAGACCTATTTAGTTGAGACAACAGAATAACAACAATATCAAGTTCCCTTGCAAGTGTTTTAAGACCTCTCGATATTTCCCCAAGTGATTGCACCCTGTTTTCTTTTGCTGATACTCCCATAAGTTGCAAATAATCCACTGCTAACACGTCAAGACCATTTCTTTTTTGTCTTTTAGCTTTTGATTTAATATCCCTCAATGTCATGCCAGGGGTATCGTCAATAAATAATTTCCATCCTCTTATCTCTTCACAGGCTCTTACGTTTTTAGTCCATTCAACATCTTCTAGTTGCCCATTTCTTAAATGATGAAATTTAATATTCCCATGATCTGCAATAAATCTATCAGTTACATCAATCCGCGACATTTCCAACGAAAACAACATACTTGATAATCCTTTATCACATGAAGCGCGTAATACATTCCCAACAAAAGCAGACTTACCCATTGAAGGACGGCCAGCAATTACAACTAGCTCCCCCCTGTGCATTCCGTTTGTTGCATTATCAAGGCCGTTAATTCCCCATGTCATGCCTTGCAACTGCCCCTTATTGTTATATCTCACTCTTAAACGTTTTGACGCTTCCATAATCAAATTTGGAGCTGATACTGGTTCGTTTTTCTGTGGCGCAACTATCCGAGTCAGATTTGATTCCATCTTTTCTAAAACTTCCGTTGATGATTGACCGGCCTGAATCATTGCAATGGTTTCTTGGGCCTGTGTCAAAATGCGACGGTCCAACGCTTTACCGGCAACAATCTTGCTGTAATAAACAATACTGGCCGCAGTAGGAACGTAATCAGTCAAAGTTAAAAGGTAAGGAGCGCCGCCCACCTCATCTAAAACAGACTGGCTTTTAAGCTCTGAAACTACTGTCACAAAATCACAAGGTTCATTACGGTCAGCCAAATTCATCATTACCTTGAAAATTTTACGGTGTGACTCTTTGTAAAAATCTTCCGGAGTCAAAACATCCAAAGCTTTATCAAGTGACGAACTATCAACAAAAATAGAGCCAAGTACGGCCATTTCATTTTCTATTGATTGTGGAGGTAAATTTTTATCAGTCTGCATATTGGGCCAATTTCCTTTTTAATTCGTCTGAGGCTTTAAATTCTTGGATTGGTAAAGTCGCTTCTGTTTCTGTTTTTGGCTTTTCCCATGTTCTTATTGCAGCTTGCCAATCCTTCATTTTGTTTTTACCAATCATCCAATCTTTAGCCTGGTAATGATTCAACCACTTTTCAGGGTCAACCCCTCGATTACGATCAGCGCAATAAACTTTAACTTCTTCAAGAGTAGGAGGAATAAAACGAGATGTTTTCTCTATAGACTCTTTCTTTACATTCTTTACATTCTTGTTCTGTACCCGTTTCCGTATCGTTTCCGTATCTGTTTCCGTATCTGTTTCCGTATCATCATCTTGATATGTTTTGTAATTAGTTAAACAAATTACACTAGTTACACTTACATTCTTTGTATCGTTTCTGAAATGGAGTTGTGAATCTGTTTTTAATTCATCAAAAAATCTTTGTATCTTGCCAATACTCCATTTCCAACGGTCTGAAAGCTCTCTTAAAGACAACCCAACTTCACCACGCTTAATGTTTACCTTTATTCCTCTGCGCCTAATAACCCCATCAGAATGGTTTGCAATCAACAGAAGATCAACCCAAGCCTGACCTCTTGTAAATGGTTCATCATTCCACAAAGGGTTTTCCTTAATGCATCTATAAAGCTTTACATATCCTCTTTTCATATTAAAAATGTTGCGGTATTGGATTCCCGCATGTAGCACAATATAAAGGAATAAAAGGGCTCAAGATATTAGATTTAATTTCTTTGTCATAAGCAAGAGTGTAAAGCTTTATATCGCAACAATTCTCATGTTGGTCATTATGACAATTTTCACACAAACAAGTAAAATTAGTATCAGGGTATTCCCAGGCCAATTTACCTTTTTCATAAACTTTATGATGGATATGCAAAGTAGTTTGCTTATCCCCACATTTTTGACATTTAAAATCAGCAAGCTCCATAATTTTAAGGCGTTTTTTTTGCCAATTTGGGTGTTTAAGTTGTTGTGAATAATTCATACCAACTCCTAAAATGCGAAACCCCTTAAAAACTTGGCAGAGTCTCTAAGGGGTTTCTTGGTTCTGAGGGTCGCCCCTCATCATCCATCCGATAAGTGCATTCTGCCAAATACACTGATTTGCTATTTAGTTTTTCCCTACGCCCTCAATGTAGCACAAATAGGGGAAAATGCAAGTTAAAATAATATTCAGTTAGATATTCATAAATGTAATCCAATGTGTGTTGCTTCTCTTGCCTGATGGATGTCCAAACAACGGCCGCCGGTCAGTGAGTGCTAATACTTCGCTCACCTTAATTTGTGTCTCATTCCATTTAAAAATGAGTATGCCAGCCGGTTCCAACACTCTGAAACACTCTGCAAAGCCCTTGCGGATATCCTCACGCCACTCGCCAGAGAGTTTGCCATATTTAGCCATTAGCCAACTTTTTTTACCAGCCCTGACCAGATGTGGTGGGTCAAATACCACTAATTTAAATATTCCATCATCAAAAGGCATCTCAGTGAAATCAAGGTACATATCCGGTTTAATTTCCAAAGCGCGTCCGTCACAGAGAATATGTGATTCGTTACGTTTGTCTCCGTACACTACCGCTGGATTCTGTCGGTCAAACCAAAACATCCGACTACCACAACACGGATCAAGTATTGTTTTTTGAGTTTCCACTATATCCCCCCACAAACTGAATACCCGCAAGTACAGTACAAGCACCCGCCCTCTGGTATAAGTTCGTTGCCGCAATCAGGGCACGTTGTCATGGCTCACCCTCCCTTCTAATAATCTGCACCATCATCTTTTGCGCACATGCGGCCACTTGTGCCAACTCTGTCAGTGTCCCATGCAGCCCATGATGATCGTTTTTATCAATTGCCGATTCAACCTCGCCAAGTTCTTTATTAATCACAAAGTGCATGTCAAGGTAATCCATATCGTCCCAATTACCGTATTTAGCCAGTGATAAAATATACTCTCTATCAATAGCTCTTTGTATCTGCTCTTTTTCTGCTGAAGTTATCATAAAAACCCCTTATGCTGTTATTTCAAGCGACTTAAAAATAAATTCCTTATTTTCTCTGTAATACAGTATCGAAGTTTCCCAATCATTAAACTTAAGCCTTTTTCTTGCGACTTCGCACAGTTTCAAAACTATTCTGTTTATGCCTTGTGGTGAAATACCGTAACTGTTCCCAACTGTAGCAAGTGAATCACCTTCCAACACCGCTTTTAAAATAAACAAATTACGAACATTACGGGCATGATGTGAAAAAACAGGCTTTTCTCTCTCTGCTGTCGGTTTGCTATTCAACCCTGCAAAAGTCAATTCTTTGTAGCCATACAATAAAACTGGTTCAACTATCCCGTTTATTTCTCTAGATCTTCCTCTTGCAGAATCATATTTGGCATATGCCCGATCAACTTTACCGGCCTTGGTTAAAACAATCCATAATGGTTGCGGGTTTACTTTCATAATATACTCTCTTGATAGCGTCTTTGTAATGTACTTGGTGATATTGTGCTTCCAAACTCAGCTGATAATATTTCGGCAATTTTTAGGTAAGACAACCGCTTTTTCTTTAGTCTCTTGATCTTGTCCATATTTTCGTTAATGAAGTTATCAAATATTTTTACCGATCTGTTGTCTCTTCTACCAGTACGATGCTTTACCTCCATAGGGTTAATATCTGTGGGCATATAAAAACCACATATTACGCATTTATGCGCTCGTTCCCATGCACAATGTTTGTCACCAGATTGACGGTTTTCTATGCTTCCACCACCGTACATAAATTCATCAATGATTAATGTGTTGCTATGGCACTTCGGACAAATCTGCATTTTGCAACCTCCACCAATGCCGTACTATGGCATCGTAGCACTGTATTTGTTTTTTGCCTGTTATTGGCCGTTTTAAAGAGTCTCTACCGTAAATTACCGCCGCCCATATAGTAGAGGTTATGTCTTTAGGTTTAAGCCCTTTAAAACCCATATTTTCACGCATGTAAATTATTTGTCTTGCTTGCTTCTCTGCCCAGGTCATAAGTCACTTCCCTGCCAGAGCGACAAGAAGTATAAGGCAAACCACAAGCAGAGTGACAGCAGCGCAAAGGAACCTCCGGTAAAAGGTAGTGCAAGACTCGTAGTCTATGCGGGTTTCAAGGCAATAATCATCTTCATTCACATGATAGCATTTGCCCTGGTCAGCGCCGCAAGTAACACACACCAAATCAAGTGTGGAGTTGTAGGCCGGTGGGACTGACTGATTTTCTAGCGCTGCCCCTTGGTAGTAGCTAGATTCAAGTTTCGTTGCAAACCGTCGCACAACATCAATATCAGAATTCTTAGCCGATTTGTAATAGCTATGGTTTGGCATTTCTGGCCTCCATAATCAAAGTATAATAATCGTTATGATTAAGGTTTCTGTTTGTGCCAGCCTCACACATATCCGCTTTTTTTTCTGTCATTGGGTTAGATTCCCATGTGACCACTCCATCTTTGTGCGATATTATTCTGACAATAAATAACTTAGCCATTATCACACCCCCCTTTTAAGTGCTGCAACTGCGTTGTCAAAGTCTATTTGCTCAATAATGTAAACACCATATTTTGCAGGACTATTTTTGTCTGCGCTATCCACGATGTTCTGCAACGCCTCGCGGATTGTTGGTATTTCCTCTTCGTCGTTCTGAAAATATTCTGGATGTATCAGGCTTGGTTCTGTTGTTAGTGGTTTCATTTTAAACCACCTAATCTTTTAATTGATTTCAAGTTATTGCCAATAGAATCAAGTAAATTGCGGTTTATTTGGTCTTGCATTGCTTGAGTTTCTGTAATTAATTTTATTTGTCTGTGAAGTTCAACAACCATAGTTATTGTTACAGAAAGCAAAATCGCCTGTATTACAACAGCACCTTTATAAAACCAATTCATAATCAATCCCCCCTTAACTCTTCGGTAGTCACTCCCATTCTTGCCGCCATTGCTGCGCCTAGTACATCGTTGCAGTGGCTTGTTTCTTCGGTTCTTAGCTGTGATATTCTTTGTCTGGTCCAGCCGGTTATTTGCATCAACTCAGTTGTTGTTACTTTTGAATCTAAAAAAACTTGATTAAATTTTACGCCGGTTATTTTCATTGCACCTCCTGATTTTCTTCTATTTCGCCAGTACCATTACAGTATTCACACTTTCCACCATTGATGACTTTGTAGTTTGGGTCATGCCCACAACAAGGACAGCCAAGCCGGTTTAATTCACCACCCATTGCAGATATAAAACCATGATCAGGATTGCTGCATGTTTCTTTACCATCCCCACCACATTCAGGACATTTAATTTTCAACCCTTCCCCCTTTGCCCTCTATTGCCGGAGGGCGGCGGCTTAGTGTTTATTGTTTGCAGTATTCGTTGACTAGGAACAATGCTACACCTTTGCTTGATAGGTCTGGCAAGGTTACACTTTCAGGCCAGCCGAGTTCAGCAAGCGCATATTGTGCGTTATATACTTCACGGAGGCAGGTTTCCTCTGCTGCACCTGCCGATAGTGACAAAACAAAGTAAATACTTTTCATTCCATCTTTCTTTGTAATGTTTACTGTGTATTTTGTTGGCTGCTGAGTTTTCATAATGCCCTCCGTTTCGTTGTAACCACTCTATGACTATACTTATACCACAACTATTTTGATTGTCAAGTAGCTTTACGTAATTATTTTTAAATAGGGTGATTTTTTTAGGATCACCCCAATACCTCCCCTTTGGCTAGAGTTCTTTTAACTTCTGTTTGTATTCTTTGATAATTCCTTGTAGCTGCTCAATCGTGTATTTTCTTGGTGTCTGGTCGGCTTCCAGTGCTTCTACAGCCTCTAAACCTATACGCTTAATCAGTCCGAGACGGTAATCGACAGCCCTACCCAAACCATATCTATTGCATTGCTTTCGTTGCCCGTGAGCATTATTTGGCTCAAATCTGAGGTGAGGTGCAGAACCAACGCTGCGGTAATGTCCGCAATCATAGCCCCATGTATTTTGGACTAAAGGCAATCCGCAACAAATACAGGTTTTATCTTTATCCCTTGCCCTTATATAGGAATTGAAAACTTGTTGCGCTAATGACGTCCATTCTCGCTTAGTCCTTAGCTTGATTTTTGCTTCCTTGTCCTTCTTTGCCAACAACTTGCGCTTATCCCACTTCATCAATTCAAGCTCACACTCCCAGGAGCAAGATCGGTGCCGCATACTCTTCTTTTCAAAAGGCGTTTTGCAATGCTTACACTTCGACATTTTAACTTTTATCGGCTTTACTTTAAAGTTGGAGGCGGTCATACTGCCCTACGTTTAGCATCACAATCTTCACAAGTACAAAGATTATATTTGCATTTATCGCAAACACATTCATCAATTTGGTTCTTCTCTGGTTCAATACATCCTTTTGGAGCATAACAAGTTATGTCGTGTTCTGTTTTCATCCTCTCCCCCTTTAATAGTCGTCTGGATGCGGCAAATATATCGACATACTAGCTGCATCGTGGTCAATTGCTTGTAGATATTCCGTCATTTGAACAACAGTGGCCGTGGTAGTGGAAGTCAGAGCAACAATTTTTTTACGCAAGCTTAACGCCTTGTCCCTCATTCCTTCACGGTAAACATCTCGGAGCGTTTGCAACATTTCCGCATAATCAAGATCATCACGTTCGTAAATACTGACAAGGAATTTACCTTTATACTGCTCATGCAACTCTTCTTTTGTTTCCCCTAGCTCATTGCCTATGATTGTCAACCACTGCCAATACAGAGCATTTTGTGAACTTGAGCGGTCTTTCTTGTACTCCCTGATTACAACCTCTAAAACAGGCTCTAGCGGCAAAGCTTGAATAACCACTAAAGCCCGTTTTCTGAGTTCTTCCGATGATATGATTATCTTTTGCTTCATGGCCGTATTGCTTTCAAATCTAATATCATCTTGTCAACAGAATCATTAAAGTCAATTACAGCCGCCTCCATATCTGCAATTATCTTGTCATCACGGTCAAGCCGAACAATAAACAATTGCAAGTCTTCTGGCAATCGTGGGTCATAGCTAACAAAGTCCGTCCAGCTTCTGCCAGTACAGGCCATTTGCCACATCATTTGCGGTATGTATTGGGATGGAGGCTTGCCGCCTAGCAAATACTCAATATGTGTTGCAGTATTCGGGCATTTAATCTCAAGGTTACCATCATCATTTACAAGCCCGTCCGGACTGGCACCCGACAGCCGTATTGATGGATGGTCTACAAAAGCAACTTGCTCAACAGAAACACCCTTGATAAACTCATAGCAGGAACGGGCAAGTGGTTCCAGTTCGATACCTCTTTGCATTGCGCCATTTGTATAAGTTTCTTCAACTGTACCGGTCAAGCGTTCGCAAACAAGCTGTGCGCGATAATTCCGCACCCCTGTGGCTTCTGCATTGCCTCTACCTTTGCTCATTACATCGGCTATTTTTGAGGCTGTAATCTTGCCTAAACGCATTTGAAACCATTCCGGTTGACCTTGTTCAATATCTCTGTATATTTTGCCACATGGATACATTATTTACCTCGCTTCATTTCAAGCCCTTTTACGGCGGCTTCATATTTTGATAAAGGCAATTCAGCAACATCATTGATTTTGTAATAGGTGTTAAAACTCTGTTCGTTTGCCCCAACTTCGGATATCAAAGCAAGTAAGTCCAAGTATTGCCGCTCTGTGATACGTGGTGCATCATCGGTTTTTTTACCTGCTGCGGCTGCGTCATCGTCCATTTCCTGCCCTGCAAGCCCCAACATAGCAAAGAGCGTATACCGTTCAAGATATGATATTGTAGAAGCAAGAGCGTGTATGTCTGTCTTGCCTCCTGATTTGTCACCTGCTGCGGCCAATGTGGTCTGTTCTGAATGTCCCAAAACGTGCGTGACTATACAAGTGACCTTAACTCCACTATCAGCCTGTTCAGTTTTCCACTGATGAGAAAGTCCGTTCCTTGCAAGTACTGGATTAATAACTTGGATAGTTTCAGCAAGACCAGCATATTTCCCATTATGGCCTTTTCTTGTTTTGGCAATATCAGGGCATGAACTTCTAAAAGCTGACATAGCCACGTTATATGCTTTTCTTTCCTCATTTGCCTCATATCTCAACTGTAATTCAAACAACTGAGACATCTGCTCTATACTGGCATTTGATGCTTGCGCCCTGGCTATCAAATCCATTGGCGTTACTGCCCTATTGTCTATCACCTGTACCTCGTTCATAAAATCCCCCTAGTCTATTTGACAAACAATTGTATAATTTTTTGTCCCTGTTTCTTGCAAAATACAACCATCTAACAATTCTGTTGGAAATGATTCAGGTGGAGATTCTACCCATAAGTCAAAAGGAATAGGGAGTTTAACGTCTGCACTTGGTTTATAAGTTACAATAATCTCCCCACTAGAATAAAACTTGCTATTAATATGGTCAGTCCATCCAAATTCACGCCGCAATATAGTTCGGGCCTCATGGAATTCTTTGAGGCTTCTTACACAAAGTCTGCTACTTGTTGGAGGTGAAAAAACAAAACGCCCTGGAATCTCTAAATCCTTAATTGCATCCACTAAATGAAGCTGTTTAAGTGTCGCTTCTGCTGCCTCTTTGATATAGTCTAACGGTGTACTAAAATTCATCTCATCCCCCTTGTTTTAACTACCCTTGTTTAAGTGATTTCAATAACCTCTCTGGACTTGTTGCAAAATGGCACTGAGCGACAAAATCAGTGTTTGTTGTGTCTGCCACGAAGCCCGACCAGCTTTCCGGTAGGCCGTCTTGTAGCACATGGCTTACCTTGATATTACCATCCAGCGGGTACAGCTTGCGTATTTCTGATTTAATTTCGTAGAGTGTCATTTAATCCACCCATTCGGCAAAAAATTTGACTTTATGCAAACTCATTTTGCTTAATTCATCAGACAGTTTAAGCCCCCCGTGGATTATTTCTACTTCTTCTCTGCGCTTGACCTTTGGCTTGATTGGCTTTTGGTAACTGCCGGTAAGTTCGACAATAATATCAGAACTAATACCTATGTTTTGGTTGTCTGTAATATATCGGGTAGAACCATCATCGTGCAAATGCAAATACCGCTTAACCTCCACCGTTTCGGTCTGCGGCGGTTCTGGTTCAGGGGCTGCAATATTAATAATATCGTCAGTGCCCCAATCAATCTTAAACCGGCCCTTAAGCCCTATTGCGTCACCTATTCTTTGTATTTCGTCTGAGTAAAAGTCAGCCAAGCTCATTTAATCCTCCAATGCTTTTGTAGATATCTCATATATCTCTGTTATCATGCTAGTTGGCGGAGTTGATCTAACTCGTCTCTTTTCTAACGCCTCCCTCATGCGCCGGTTCTCGGAGAGAAGGTCGCGGATAATCTGCGCCGTGTTACTGCATCCACTTTTGCTATAATAACAATCGCTTTCGTTTTTGGGTATTCGTAAAAAGTTGTGTTTAAGCATTTAAGCTTTACCCTCTTCAAGTAGTTGCAAGAGTGTTGATGTATCCACTCCGTAGTTGATGGTTGAACCGGTTGTTTCTGTTGGTGAGTAGTAAGCCATTTTACTAAAGGAATTAGGGTCACGTCGTTCAAATTTGGGTGCTTGCTTAACAACTTTATGGGCACCTTTGGTAAATAAAATCTTGGCTCTCAGAGCTTCAAATGAATAACCACGGCCAACACGATTGATGCACCGGATTAAGTTATTGAGACTCTCAGTATAGGCATTGGTGACAGGATGATCAAAGTAAGCGAAAACCTCAGTATGCCAGTTATTGACCGCAGTAATAAGCGGTTTAAACGCCAGCGCAGCAGCCGGAGAGAGTCCGTTTACCCAAGCGTTGTAGGACGCAATAGCAGGCCCAATGTCGCAATGGTCGTAGATTCTGAAAAACTCTTCTTTGGCTTGGTAGGCTTCGCCAAGCAGAGGAAAGTTTCGCGTCCAAGACTCCAGTGTCAATCGCTCGAACGGCTTCAATTCAGCTTCACGTTTCAAAAGGAAAAAGCGGTCGTGCATAAGTCCTCTGCGTTGCTTAGTAGTCAGATCGGCCCGTATAGACTTGCGAACATCTTCAAGGGACTTGTTAGCCATCCTAACCACATGAAACTTGTCGGCGACAATTACAGCAGAGGGCAAAACAGCCCTTACAGCGTCTTTATATGGCAACCACATATCCATGGTTACACATTTGATTCTGTCCCTATTAGGGAGCTTAAAAAGGTAGTTTACGACTGTAGGTTTGTTTCGGTCAGAAAGGATGTTGACGATCTTGTTGTGCTCGATATTAGACACGACAAAACGAGGCTTTTTGATGATGTGGATTTCATCGACTCCCATCCATTCCGGAGTCTCGAATATTACGGAGCGTTCAAGGTGTTCAACATACTCTCTGAATACACCTCTAATGGTTCCCTCGGTACAGCCAACGTCTTCTGCGATACTGGTAAACGAGCGTTTAAGGGATTGGTCAGCTATCCAGTTATAAAGCCTGGCAGTCATCCGTTTGCCATCAGAAACGCCGGGCAGTTGTTCAGTGAAAGTTTTGTTGCAATCTCGGCAGCGCAACCTACGAGCAGAAACATAAATAGCCACACGCTTAGCATGGATCAGCAAATCCCTTATGAGTATTTCCTGTCGGCCACCGCCAACAAGGTCTTCGCTACCACAAGAAAGACACATCTTAGGCGGTTTCACGGTCTCGGCATAAACATGGTAATCGTGGTCAGTCTCTTTGACAGACGTTACGTGATAGGCATCGAAGTTGAGTATGTTGGTCATTTCAGTGGCTCCAAAAGAGGGGATAGTGAGTTTACTATCCCCCTTGTATCACGGTATTCGTTAAATTTCCATGAACGCTATTACATCCGGATGCCCCAGAAACCGACCATCGTGAAAATATGCATATTTTACTATTTTGTTTTTATCAGTACATACCAAACAGCAACAACTTTGGGACGGGAGACTGTCTCCCCAAAATTCACTACGCCATCCTTTTGGGTTAATACCTGCGTGCTCGGGGACGGGTGCCCATGCAATTACGTTGGGGTGGCACATAAATTTGCTGTCATCCCACCAGGTCTGTGGATGATAAAAGATCTGGATACGCTTTCCGAACTTCTCTTTAATTACGCAATCTTGCATATTCTTAGGGGTTTTTTGATTGATATCGTAAAATTTCATGACTTATCTCCTCTCGACATACATCTGCCAGATAAAACCACAATCCATGCAGTTGCAGTCACCATCAAGGTTAGTTTCTTTGTCACGGTCAACATTCTTGGAATCGCACTCAGGGCAACTTGTCCAACTGCTCTTTTTAAGGTGACTAGGAACTTTCATGGTAATCCTCCGTATTTGTTGTCAACGACTTATTACGATTTAACAGTAACATTACATAAGTAAGCTGTCAACAACTTTTTACGAATTATAAACATAATTACAGGAAGGAATTAAAATCATTAATCAACGACTTTTTACGAATACCCTCGTTTTTTAGCCACTCTTCCGCTCTTGCCTCAATCACTGGTCGCCTCCTTTAGTCCTTGATCTTAATAATCTTGTCTAATATCCTATCAGCAGTTACAACCATCACACCACCGATAACCATTAACAAGACTCCGGCAATGAAAAACAAACAAACACCAAGTAAAATATCAATAAATGTCATGCTCCCCCCTTCTTGTCTACTACTTCCTTTTTGCTCCTGTTCCAGTAAGGGCTTTTGCAATGCGGACACTGTACGGGCTTTGCAGTCCTTGGTATCCATGACTTTTTACATCTTTTGCATGTTAGCTGTTTCAAGTTATTACCTCCTTTTTTAAGTTGCTCTTGTTTAATCTATCCACAAGATAATCATAGCTTATCATAATAAAATACAATTGCAAGTATTTATTTTTCAGTATGGTATTTTTTACAAGATGGGCTTTAAAAGATTTTGGGCATAGTAACCCCCTAGAGTGAGGGAACCGATCAATGCCTTTTAAATTACAAGCAAATGATGGTTAAGCTACTAAAGACTAAATTCGGGATATATCGGCTACCGATTTTGAACGCTCGGTGAAAACGCAGGGGTGAAAATCTCACATTGGGGCCGTTTATCCGTGGTGCTGGGGCTTATTCCCAACCATTTCGGGGCCTGGGGTTATAAGGCCCCCCGAATCTTGCCAACTACTATGTCAAGCCGATAACCCTTAACCGGTATTAATCGCCGTATTGTTTGCCAAGGCCCCAGCCGTACGGGCCGAAAACCTATTAAAGTCCTACATTCTTCCTATAACGGTAAAATTCATCAACTAATGGCATCAGCTTTTCGTTTACGCTAAAATGCTCTGGCATGTCTGCTTTGCGGAATACAACTTGCCATCCATAACTATCAGTTAGTATTTGTAATACTTGATAATCACCTTTTCCATCACGATAAGGAATTTGTTTTATTTCTCTTAGCCAGTATTGGAGAGGTTCAAGGTGGGTTTTGTGGAGGGTACATCGTTTGAATGACATAAAAACTCCTTTTGATACAAAAAAACCCTCTGAGTTTTACGATCCGCCAAGATACGTAGAAGTCAAAGGGTTTCAGAGGGTTTTTCTGCCAGCCTCAAACGGCTGAAAATTGCTATAGTAGTTTACGACTAATCATATCTTGGCACAATAAATATACCAAAAACAGCCGATTTAGTCAATAAAGAAAAAGAACCCCATGCAATTATATTCGCCAAGGAGGTAAGGCGGCATGGGGTTACGAACGCCAGAGGGGAGGCGTTTTAATTGTTTTTAGCGGCTCGGCTACTTGCGCCCCTCATCCTGTCCTATAAGGCACCACGAGGCCGATAGTTTTAGAGGACACCGCTATTATTTAACGGGCAACCATACAGACTTACGCTTTCGCCCCTGCATGGCCCGATATTCCCGTTATGATTCTGTTGGGTCAATCATTACCCATCACCGTTGGGTCTTTTCATATATTACCTTTTAGCCAGCCAGCTAGTAGTTAAATAAGCCGCTCTATTGTTTTGCCGTTGTCATTAAGCAAATATGCTTGTGTATTGCAGTAAAGATGTACTGCACCTAAATTTTCAGCATAAAAACAACATTCTAACGTCTCACCATGCCCGTTGTTGTCGCCATTTTCGCAACAGGGGCGATCTTCCATCATGTGTATTTCTTGAACATCTTCTGGGATTGTTCTGTTGCGTTCAAAAGCTAAATGGCTAAATTGATATTTTGAGTAATGTAAACCTTCTACATTTTCAAAAAAACGCCATGATTCAGTTGCAACTGGATTGTTTGCTTTGATTTTAAGTATCATACTGTCTCCCTTTCTGTCTGTTTGTATAGCTGGCTGGCTATCTGCAATTTACCTCATATATCCAAACTTAGCAATAAGAATTACCAATCAAACCGATGTTCCAAATTAGCCCATACGATACCTTCCAACTTACGGCCTTCTGGTGCATTTGGTCTGGCTATTCCTTCCAACTCACCTTGAAGGTAAACACCTTTTACTTGCGCGAAGTCTCGCTTTAAGTAGCCTCTGCCTATATAGCCATCTAAAGAGCTAACACCTATGCTGCCCCCGATATAATTTGTACGCTGTAGACTAAACCAAGGGGCTTTCTCGTATACAATATCAACCTTTGGCTTACCGGATGATGAATTGATAAACACGGCAGCTTTTGCACCATGCCGATTAGCTTCTATTTTGGCCGCTGTGAATAAAGCCTCTTTCGGGTCTTTGTTTTCCGGTAACCCCAACTTTCTAACCGCTTCCTCTTTGTCTTTAATGACCTGTACCGGAAGATAAACAACTTTTGTTTGCATCTTGATGATTTCTTTCGGCATAGGCACATCAGAAACAACACTGCCAGGCTTAGCCGGTTGTGGCCCCCACTTATCCCACGCCATGTATCCAAGTGCTATTGCAAGCCCCACGGCAATTAAGATCATCAGCCATGGCCTTTTCTGAACGAACTTAATTTGCTGGGGTATCGGTTCCATTTGGGTTTTTTACCTCTGTACTTGTAGCGGTTGTTGTGGTTGTGCTTGCAACGCCTTTATCTTTGTAGGCATTGACCAGCTTACCTGCTGCCGTACCTGTGATCAAAATGCCAAGTACCCACTCAACAAAACTGGTAAATGACTCTGGTATCTCTGGCAGTTTAATTGTTGGCATCTGGAAAAAAGGCGAGAGTACAACAGCTAACAACATTATCATCACGCTAGTCATAAACATAAAAGCCATGACACGATTGTTAGATGGTTCGCCATTCTCGCTCATTTGTTTACGTAAAAACTCTTTAAATGTCATGGTATCCTCTCCCACTTAGCCCAAGGAAATGTTCTTGCACATTTGTAATCAGCTTTGCAATACGGACAAATATAAACATCACCTTTTTTGCCATCTTTAGGCATTTGGCAATTATGTCCAAACGGGTTAAAATCAAATATACTCATTATTTCCTCCTCTGTTTTGATAAGTCAGAATAGTTGATAGTACAATTTGCAGCTGCGTCACAGGCTTTTGCGCCAACTCTTGTTTTTGCACGATTGACAAGGGCTTTACATGTTGTCCCTGTTATCCAGTTTGTTCCGTTAGTCCCGTCATATGTGAGGCTATATTGTAGTGAAGTCACACCAATATTGTCTGTTGCAGATATAGTCACCGTCTGGCTTGTTGTGTATCTGCCGGATTTGTTGATTGATGTTACTGGGGCATCGTAATCCGGTAAAGCAGCACCATCATATATATCAGCCGGTTTTGAATTCCCTAAATAGCTCCATACGTAATCAGTCAAAGGCGTTGAAGTTGAGCCGCTTAATGCAGCAAAGCCTCGATTACCGCCTGGGCCACTAGCTGTATATGCTTTCATTTTCGCCGCCCATACAGCTTCATTTGGATACGGCCATAAGTGTTCTGTGGTTGTGGTGTTCCAATTGGTATCACCGTGAAAAGTTCCTGTGCCGCCGATCTGATACATAACAGTTGCGCCGACATTTGCTGTCGATAGTGTAGAACTGGCTTCTAATCGTGGCAAATATGCCAAACCTGCCGCCGTTAAGGTCGATTGAGTCGCACTAGTAATTGTTGTTGCGCTACCACTGTCAGCAGTTCCTAATAGCCCACCCGTTGCAAGATATACATATTCCGGCTCTGTAATTGCCCCACCATCAAAAGCTGTTCCTGCATTTGGGATAAAATATAAATCTCTTGTTGTTGACACCGTAGGAGCATACCCATGACGGCGTAATCCTAAATTTGAGTTTTGGCCGATTGTGTTGTTTTGCATAACAATTGCAAGAGAAGTGACATAATCCTGTGATACGGATAAACCAATTGCGCCGCCCCAACAGATATTGTTTGAAACAGGAAATGTGCCAGATCCTTTTTCCGTCCAGATACAGTTATTTAATGGCTGGTTTAGAGCAATATTCCCATAAAAAGCATCGTTAATATCTCCATCTGAACTCCCGCCACCGGTTGCAAAAGAATGTTTTTCGTTGCCATCGTTAAAATACCCATCTATGGCAATGTTATTCTGCATCACATTTGTGTTTGATCCATAAAACCGTAATGATGCTGATTGCCAGTTGCTAGGAACGTCATCGAGCCTGACAACATTACGCCGGAAAATGACATGATTTGTGCCCACATGCGTTCCGTCATAATTAACAGGCCCAGTATAGAATCCATAACGCCCCTTACCCCAAATCCAATTGTCTTCAACTAGTCCGTATGACGAGCCACCAGATAAATATGCAATTGGTGTTTCTGTTTCTGCTGCCGCTGCCATACCATCCTCAAAACCACATTGAGATATCCACGCATAATCCCCGTACCATGCAAATAAACCAGCACCCCCATGCCGGAAGTGTATACCCTCAAATTTGATGTAATCTCGTTTACGGGCAGATGTATTTACATTGCTAACTGCTGGATAATTATAACCAGCGTCAATTATTGCTTGGCCTACGTTTTCAGCCTTAATAATGGTGAAATTTCCAGCCGTCCCACTTGGAGGAAGTACAGGACCACCGCTGGCATATTCAGAAATCATGTTCGTTGCGCCGGTATACGTGCCATCTTTTAAAATCAGTGTGTCGCCGCTTGACAGCTTTGCAATGCCTCCGGTAACAGTACAAGGGGCAGCGTTTGAGCATGTTGACCCACTGCCAGATGGCCCTGCGTAATAAGTGGCTGCAAATAATGGTGAAGCTAAAAACAAAGAAATTGTAACTATATATTTAATCATTTTAGCCTCACTCATAGATTTTGAAATTCATGGTTTTTGTTCCGTCGTCAGTATAAAAGACCCTATTAAAATCATATTGATTCCACGACCAGTTGGCCAGTCCTGAACCATATTGTAGCTGAGCGTAATTACTACCATCACGGCTGTTATCAGAAGTTGTCACAATAACAACATCATTTGTTGTAACAGCAACAGCTGGACTAAATGCAAATTTAACTTCTGCCGCCGTACTGGTTAATACTGAACCGGAAACTGTTGTCGATGTGCCTTTTAATGTTCCAAGGTTTGCATTGTTAGCCGATGCCGTATAAACTTTTGCAACATACGTTTTGCCGGTTACAGTTCCAGCACCAATTTTCATATAAAAGCCGACTGAACAAGCATTGTATGTGCTACCACCAGCGTATTGATTACCGAGTGATGTGCGGTTGTCGCTGTATCCAATTGCTATATCTGTAGTCGATCCGGCTGTATATGAAACCGTTGGGGTAGTGCTGCAACCTGTAGATACCCCCACCCCCGTAAGACTAGCTGTTTTTGTCGCTTGATTAGGCCAAACAAGGTCAACTGAGCCATTTAGCGTTCCAGCCGAGGCAGGGGAAAAACGAACAGTCACAGTGCAATTGCCGCCTGGGGATAAATCAAAAGGCTCTGTTGCACAATTTGTATCTACAATTGAATATCCCACCCCTGATGCAGCTTTTGTTATCTCTTCGCAAGAACCGGCAAACGTGCCACTATCACAAGTAATAGTAAATACCTGATCTGTATTCGTGCCGGTGTTCTGTGAGCCGTAATCTTTGCTAGTCGGAGAAATTGAGAGGCTTGAGATTATGTCCTCATATTTTGCGGTATTCTGGTTGCCGCCAAAATTAAACCCAAAATTGAAAGCGTGGCAGTCTATCGCAAAGAGTAAAAGCACTATCAGGAATTTAATAATCATATATCCAAACCTCCATCGCTAAATTCTTCGTTTCTACAATGTCCGGTAATTATCCACACGCATTTTTGATCTTTGCTGTGGCAGTGGTAGCAGTCTATTTTACTCTGTAGGGCATTCATTTTTAGCGCACCGTAAAGCGTCTTTGCATGGACACATTTTATCGGGACGTTTTGAGTATTGGCAGTATTTCATGCTACCTCCAATTTGCCAGCCCTGGACAACGCTTGCTGTTCTTTCCATCGTGGGTGTTCGATATGTGGCAAATCCTTGATTGATTTGAATAAGCCGCCCCAAGTCAACCCATGTTGAATAGCAATATTACCCATCATTTCCCAGATAGGAGCGGGTGCGTTCCAGTCGATAATCCCCTTTGCTTTTTCCGGTGCAAGGTCAGCAGCAAGCCCAAAATTGTGTGCTGACTGCCCTCCTTTTGCATTGGTTACAATACTTCCGGGCTTAGTGCGCCCTTGGGCATACAAGCCGTTTTGTTCCGCTATGGTCCTACGCCCTTGCACAATCACCCAGTTACGATTAGTTGCAAGTATTGACTCTTCTATTACCTTAAGGACTATTTCTTTAAAATCAGGTTCGAGCGTGTCAATTCTGTTCATCTCATATCCTTTCTATTTGCCGGATGCCAAATGCAACTTTTAAGGCAATCTCTGCCACCGCAAACGTATACCCTGTTTAGCCTAGGGCAGAACCACATTACTTTAATTCTATGGACTGATATTCAACTTCCATTGGCAAAAGTTCTATTGATAAACCACTGTCCGGTGCAACACTAGCAGGTTTCGCAAAAGTAACACTTTTAGTTTGGATGCCAGCAATATTTGTAAACCCGAAATTAGTTGCTGAGGCAGAAACACCGCCCCATGTTACAGCGGCAAAACCAGCGCCGGATATGTATGTTCCTGTTGCGACAAGAGTAAGACTTGTGTCAGTGGGTTTAGTCTCCATATATACTATCAGACTGTTAGTTGCGGTTTTTACAACATGTTTGCCGCTTGTTGGAGACACTTTAAAAGGGAAAGTAGTTGATACTACACCGGCAAGGGCCTTTGGGTTATAAGCGTCAAAAACCCTAGGGTTGTTAAAATCATACTCACACCAAGGCTGTTTGGTATTTTCAAAGCTGCCGTTATTGCCAAAAAACTTCACAAAAAAATTATTACCTATTCCAGGAGAAGGACCATAATTGGTGTCCAAAACCTCAATAAACGGCAAAGGGCCACTACCATACGTAAGATTATTGGATGATACCAGTACACCATAATACGATGCGATACTCATTAAAGGAGTTGTTGTCCGGTTGTTGTCAAAACTGTTACCTATTATTGTATTGTTAAAACCTCCCCTGTTTGTGTAGGCCTCACCAGACAAAAAGTAACTTTCGAAATAGTTACCGGTTATTTTAGTCGACATTGCCGTGTCATAAATACCGCCTCTACGTAGGTTTGACAGCATGTCGTTTGCGGGGCCGATGGTATTTCTACCCCCCCAGTTTCCATCGGCCGTATTCAGCTTGGCAATATGTACATACCGCCCGTTACCAATCATCCTATTACCATAAATGTTATTTACATCCGAACCCTCAAGATTGATCGCAATGCCATTCCTGACAAATTGATTGCCATATATCTGGCCGTCTAAAACCTTTGCCATATTTACAGCTACGCCATAACCGGCAATCAAAAAGTTATCAGTGCCATCAGCATTAACCGCAGGATATACTGCTGTTCCTTCGTTGGGGTCGCCGTAATATGCACCATAAAAATCACAGTTCCTGATAACAACGCCGAGTATCGGCTTATAATTAATGTGAAGTGCGCCACCTTTATTTATTTGTATACCGAATTTAGCGGTTAATTTGAATTTTTCAAATATTGTGCTTGAGGTAATGACACCTGTTCCAGGCTGTAGCATAGAAAAGGTATAATCAGTCGTTGATGAATTTTCAATCTGCGTTGTATTACGTCCAAGTCCTTCAACAGACTGGTATGGGGCTATTGTAATAGGATTACCAGTGGTATCAACCTTATATTTTCCGGTTAATAGCACCGTCCCTGTTGCTGAATTTGCTGCCGCTGATCTGATACCGGCGGTCATATCTGTTGTCAATGGTGTTGTGTTCGTTAACCACCACTCAGGGTATACAGGAGAAACTTTAACCGTCCCAATAACCATTGCAGAGCTGATTATTTTTGGAGGTGCTGTAAAACCTCCATTGAATGTGACTGTCTGACCCGCTGCAAACCATCCTGTGGGATTATTGGCAAATGAGTTTATTACTACCGAGCCGGAACCGGAAAACGCCTGACCGTCTGCGGAAAACGGCCCGTTGATGGTTGTAGCCGTTCCTGAGTTGTTTGTCAGCAAGCCACCCAATGCCACATGCAGCGACCTGTCAGACGGGCACGTTAAACCAGCCGTAAGTGTATAGGGGCTAGTTATTTCAATCCGCTTGACGTTTGGAGCAGCACAAGCCGCCTCAGGTGTCGTGTAAGCACTTGAAGCAGTGCCGGACTGCCCGTAAACGATTACAGCCGCCTCAACCTGTACCGAAAAAAGAACTAAAAAAAGTAGTATAAATATTTGTTTCATGGTTTCCCCTTTCATTTATCACCTTCCCTACGGCCTAGACCTTCTCTGTGCATATTGTCGGGGCAAGCTCCGCATCGTGTTTCTATCCTCACAATCCTGATTTCGTGGTCATTTCTGTGATTGTATAGTTCTTTTACCAACTCTTTTAACTCCCCAATTGATTCTTTAAAACTGTTTCCCAGATCAATAATTGACTGTTTAATCCCATCAAAAAGATATTTAACAGCCCATAAAAAGAAACCACCAAGAAGAACAACAACCAAGATCAAAAACCATGTGTCAACGCTTTTTAAAAATTCCATTAGTGGCTCCAGTAGTGTTATTTTGTAAGTAGCTCTCTACTGCCATCTGTATCACTTAAAATATGTATCCCCATATCAGTTACAGCAGCATTAAAAGCGTAAGTATCTTGCACGTCCTGGGAGTTTCTGAATATGTTACAGACAAACCTACTTCCCATTTTCATGCCAGCGCCAGAAACTACAAAATTAGTTGTTTGTTCTTGCCAAGCTGTGCCACTTGTTGCTTGAACTGAAGAAACGGTAACTGGTGCTGGCGGCACAGTTTCACGTTCAAACCATGTGTATCTCATTTGCCATTTTACATTGCCTACTGTGTTGTTAATTGGATACCAGTGGATATGAATCCTAATATCTGAACCTTCTTCATAGTCATGGAGGATCTCCCTTGTGAATGGGATTTCGTCGGGAGTCGGATTTGTACCACTAAATCCTACACATTTTAGTTTCCCAACGCCAGTATCCCCAAGAAAATCAATTGTTGCAGGAGTAGCAGACCCTGCGGTTAAAGGGACTACTGAAACATTGATATCATTCCACGTTGTAGCCCCACCTCTTGCCCTTCTTGTCCCATCTGCTTCAAACTCCGTGTAGTCTGTTGCTCCGCCAAGTTTAGCGGTCAACACTTTGAGTTGATAAATCCCTAAGTCAACATTGTTATTTGCCCCTAAATAAGGAACTTTTTCAGTCTGTAAATTTGAAACAAGTATTTGTAAGCTATCAATAAGTGATTGCAAATCCCTGTTTCTTTTTAACGCTTCCTGTAATAATTGCTCTTCGGAAGTCATATCCTGTACCAATTGTCATTAATCAGCGAAAGAGTGATTGACTCGTTAAAGACATCAAGAATTATCTGCGATTGATGCATTATTGTTTGACCTATCACGGAAGGTTCAAGAATTAAACTATACCCCATATCACCACCGTTTATAAAAACCACCGTACCGCTTGCGGGTAATAGGACCGTTACATTTCCAAGGGTCGTATCAACAACCGTAGGCGGCAAAGTAATTCCCGAACCTGTTGAAATTTCTACGCTTTCAATCTGATCTTGTAACTGCTGTATTATCATGCAAAGTCTATCAAAAGCTTGTTCATGTATCTGAGGAAAGAACGCCCCCAAATCTCTAAACTTTGTTGGCTGTGTAACTGCAAGCGTTCTCGTTACTGTTAAAGTTGTACCGATTGCCAATGGTAAAGTTAAAGTAATCGTCCCGCCATTGGTAAAATACCCCGAACCTGAAAGAGTATAATCAGCCCCCTCGGTCAAAAGTTGCGCTCCACCAGTCCCAACCCTGATAGCTGCCGTTATATCAGAATTAGCCGGAAATGGAAACGGGATTGTAAACGGTCCGGCTGAACCGGAACCATTATAAACTTCGCTTCTTGTAGTGGTTGTTATCATTCTTTCCTCCTATGGTTTTGGAGCGTATCCAGTTATTAATCCGCGCATGTAATCAAGACTATTAGCCGGTTGTGTTTTGCCTGATTCAGCTGCTACGGCATACCCTAGAGGTCTAGCAAGTGCGGCAGTTGGTAAGCCTGTAACCATACCCATCAAAGTAAACACGTCCCTTACATGCGCCCGTTTCAATTCTTTGCCATCAAATACAACATCGTAAATATCTTTTGGCACTGAACCCATTTGCTCTAAAGTGCCGATTGAAGGCGATGTACTCATCCTGTCGTCAATCGGGTTTTTGTTGAATCTGTTTACCATTGTGTTAATAACTTGTCCAACGCCTGGAATCATGGCCGTTGCAGCTTTACCCTGGCCAACAAAGAACGCCTTTAAAATATCGTCTATATATTCGCCATCGTCATCGTCATCCAACTTGCCTTTGAAACCGGCCATAATCAATTCAGCAACAAATGAAGGGATTGCAAAAGTCATCAGGTAGATATAAAACAACTTTGCGCTGCCACCCTTCCAACCCAAGTCATCAACAGTGTTTCGCATTTCAGTGACAGTCAGGTTTGATATCATGTTGAAGTATGAATAAAACTGAGTAAATAACCGGACAAATGGACTACCTGCCTCAAATGCGCTTGCATCCTCTGGAGCAAAGCTACCTTGTGTCTGCCTTACTACTGAGTCGGCATATAGTACGGCTTCTTTTTCTTGCTGACCTTCTTTAGTAGCTTGGTCGTATGCACCCTGCCAGGTAATAACATCAACTACATGCTGAGTTGCGCCTGATAGGAAATAACCGGCTTTCATGCCAAACTCTTGTGCCTTCTCATATTTGCTTTGGCTCAATATCTGATGAACTTCGCCGGAAATATGATTGATTTCATTTTCAAGACGATCTTTCATAAATGGTGATTTTTCAGCTATTGAGTCAGTCAACGCCATTGGATTCTTTGTAAACTGGACAAGTGAAGCACCTATACGCCGAGGCGATACCTTAACCATAGCAGGGAATACACCGGTTAACTGTTGCGCTGCATTGGCTATATTTGCCGCCATCAATTGAAGTCCTGTTCTACGTCTAAGACCTCTAAGAACATTATCAACAGCTTTGCCGCCCCAACCGCTTGACTTGGTTTCTACGGTCTGACGTGCAATTCTTTTCAGCCAGGGGATAAGCATTTCCTGAGTCCATGCAGGGTTAATCTGGTTGAACTCTTCCCTAAGTTCTGAATTACTGACAATTCGCCCCACGTCTTGAATAGCTGGTCCCATGTATGCGAACCGCAAAACCTTGTCAACGTGTGAAGCAAGTAAAGACATATCGAGCAATAATGGCTTGTTGTATTCGACACGGGCCATAGTGAAACCCTTGCCGGTTGTTGCGGGGAACATTGACGAGGCGTTATCTTGCAAGAGACTTTCTTGATCCAATCTATCAGCAGCTGCATCAACAATATATGGATCTGTTAAGGCCGGAACATACCCACCTTTGAATATACCAAACGGAGTTGATACCGGTTCTGCTGTTATTTCTGCAAAATAATACCCATACATTTCATGGTGGGCTTTTTGTGCGACAGGTTTTAACTCTTCGTTTAAGTCCCATATCTTTTGTGCAAATTGGTAATCACTTTCAGTTAAAGTGCCGTTTTCGTGCATCTTGTTTAAAAAGTTATCCCATCGGGTAGTATCAATTTCTTTCGAACCTTCTACCGTTTCAGCCCATCCACGACCTAACAGTAACTTGCGCTTATTGCTTTCATTGCCAGTGTGCAAAATTGCATGAAGTAATTCACCTTTGTTTTTGAAGGTGTAATTTAGCCCAACCGCTTCAATTTTCTTATCGCTGAAAGCATCGAAGCCAACCGAGTCAAAAAGTTCTTGTAGCTGTTTTATCACCGGCACCTTAGCGGTTTTGTAATTGGTTACTGATAGCATAATCGGATTGTAAACATACTTCCTGAATACACCAGAATCACCGCCATCCATTTCCGTGATCCAATGCTCCACTCTGCGGAGTGACGCACCCATACCCAAAAAACCTATTTTGCGCTTTTCGGTATCTGATACAGCTTTGTTTTTCCCAAGTCCTGAAAGTCCTTTGTTCTTTGAAGCCATCTGAGCGATAAGATCATCGTTGATTTCTTCCAGAGTCATTGCTTGCCCATCGATCATTGCAATCTTGCTACGCCTGGACAAATGCCACAGATTGTTGACAGCATCTGAAAGACCAATGAGCTCAATTACGTCCAATTCTTTCCACGGCTTTGCAGCTTGTGAAGCGGAATCAACAGCCATTTGCAGGGAGTCATAAAGGTTTGCATCGTAAGCACGTATTTTATTTAGCTCTGCCGTTGCCTCAACATCGGACTTACCGATACCATACCGGGCCAATACAGCCCTTGCAGCCGTGACAAGGTTCATATCTCTGGAAGCTGCCAGCCGTTTGTCGGATTTATTGACAAGCTCTTGCCACCTTGAAACCTGCTTATCCACCATCTTCTTGATATTCGTTGCTTCACGGAATAGATAATGATTTAAAATTTGTCTCTGTTTCGCTTCTGCCGCGGCTTGCCAATCCTTCTTTTTGGCCGCGTCAAATGCCTCTCTTGAGGCTTTAGCTTCTGCTTGTGAATATCTATGTGGCATCAGCTCTGCTATTGTTTTTTTGGTTACCATATCCCTTGCAAGATCTTTGAAAAACTCAGCAGGCGGCACACCCTTGAAAATCTGGTTACGTTCCTTGTTGTCGGCTCGGTCAACCTTATCCACAACGCTCTGTAGCTTCCGCATGGCTCTTAATTCTTCAAGCAATACCTTCGCCTGTTCTTCTACATGAACGGCGTTTGTGGCCTCTTCTGCTGCCGTTCCATCGGTCAACATATCGCCGTAGACTTCTTTCATCCTTCTCTCTGATTCGGCCTTAATAAACTCCCTACGTTGTGGAGTGGCGGCAATCTGTTTTACAAGATCATCACCGGAATCAAAGCCGGTCATTTCTGCCAGTTGATCAGCAGTCATTCCGTTTTCTTTTGCGTATATTCCACGGGGCAAACGCTTAACTAGTGACTTACCGTATTGTTTTTCAAGCATCTTACGGTCAAGTTTCAAATCCATTTCAACGCCGTCAAAAGTGGTTCCTTTTGTCAGCACTTGGATTGCCTTGTAAGTCAGTGTTTCCCGTGTTTCTTTCTCAACTTCAATTTCGGTCTTTGACAGCTCTTCACGCCACCATGCTTTTTTCTGTCTAGTCAGTTCTTCTAAATACTCTCTCTCAAGTTTCTCAATTTGAGACGCATGGGCTTTTTCACCGGCCTTGCGATAAATGGCGAATTCCGCTTCTGAAACGCCCATATCCTCAGCTGTGGCAAATATATCTTTCATGTTCTGCCGTGTTCGTGCTGCTTCGATTTCCTCATCAGAAGCAACAAGTCGATCAAATACACCGCGTACATCATCGTTAAGTTTTACGCCCAGGTTGCGGAGTTCTTTATAAACCTGCACCATCCAAGCTTTCATTCTCTGAAATACTGATTGTAATTCAATTGACGGAGATTTACCCTCCATTAAGTAGGCTTCAAATCCACGGGCGAACTGTTCAAGCTGTGCAACGGTCATGCCCTCGCGGGAGGTTGCGCCGGTCCATTTCAGGATTGCGGCGAAGTCGTCTTTTACCTGCTGCGGGGTCGCTTCTTGGCTTGCGAGGTCTGCCAGTATTTCAAGGTAGAAATGGGAACTTTCGTGCATGAAAGTTGACAAGTCAGCGGCTCCCAGCAGTCCAATGTTGAACGTGCCATCACCGAAACGGAAGAAACCGCGCTTGATTTCCTTTTTAGATTGAAACAACTCCCTTTGCTTCCCAAGTTCTTGACGCACTGATTTATTATCCATCGTCAGCAGATCAACTCCAACCCGGTCAAGATAGTCTTTGACCTGTTGCAGATTAATCAAATCATCGGCAACTTTAGAATCCTGATTCTGGCCTGAATATTTCGGCTGTCCCTGTAGTTCTCCTGATATTGCATCCAGCATGACGTTTATATCTGCGCCCTGTGGCAAATATCCGGCCTCAACAGCGGCTTCCCTTGCCTTATCGATAGGTAGCCCATCCTCACGCAAAAGTTTCTTTGTGAAGGCTTTCATTCCCTTGTCAACGTCCATTGCTTTCAAATCGCCGCGATCATCTGAAATACCTTTGTCGCGCAAGAACTCAAGCAATGACGGCCCGTATGCTTTTGAAACTGATGGAATATCACCCGAACGCAAACGATCTAAAAGCGGGTCCAGAACTGTGTCAAAAGTATCACGATTGGAAAGTACACCAGGAAGAGGTCTGTTGATTGTCAGTGGATATTGTTTATACAGTTCAAGCGGATCAATGCCGGTACGCTTGCCCAGTGCCCTGAAAACGGCTTGCATTACCTGTGTGTTACGTTCAGCAGTTCCGCGCTCCATATTTGTACCAAGTAGCTGACCAAGCACATCATCAAAGACTTTCTTGTCCGATTCAGTTGGAGCCATTGCTGACGCTTCGTCAATCAATCCTTGCAACGCTTCATCCTTGCCTGTCTTTTCCCATTCCTGAGCCTCTTTGATTGTCGCAGATCCAATACCAAGCCGCACATCATCAACCAAGGACTGATAATAATCTTCACCGGCAAACTGACGAGCAAATTCATCAAGAGGTATTGCTATCTCCGAACCTGTGGCAAGCGCCTCAAAATACTCTTTTGGATTTGAAAGCATTACGTCAGCTTTAACGAGCGGATCAAAACCAGCCGACTGCCATAATTCAGTCAGTTTTTTAGCATCAACGTAGGCATGTTCCGGCGCACCATGTTCTTCTTGCATGGACTTGATAGCTTCTTGCAGCTTTTCCGGCATACGCTCACGGAGTTTTGAGGCTTGTGTTGAGTCACCCAATGCCAGAAGGAAATCCCTATTAGTTGTTGCCGTCTGAAATTTGTCAACAGAAGCCCCAACTTTTTCAAGACCTTTTGCGGTTACAATCATGCCGCCCGAACCGACAACCGTTGCAATCAAGGTTTCAGCCATTGCCGGTGGGAGTTCTTCAAGATACGACCTAAACGGCTTTTCAGGATTAAGGACAGCCCATTCATTCAAATTTTGCAAAATAGTTGCTACTTGTTCGCCTGGTATCTCAGTAGCCGCCATGTCACGAGCCATCTTTGACAGGCTTGCTTTTGCATTGAGGTTGCCGACAAACTTCAAAGCAGGTATCAATTCAGTGGCGTATTCAATCAGTCCCTGCGACATACCGAAGTTTAAAGACGTGCCGACATTTACACCTTTGTCTCTTGCCTCACCATACGCTTGACCGCCAGCAGTGGCAGACATGGACGCAAGCATTGGGGTTGCAGAGCCACCGGATATAATAGTCAAGGGCAGAGTGAGCAGATTTTGCCCTAACGACTCTACACCGCTGTAAAAGCCTCTCTCTGCTAATCCGAGTTTTGACCTGTCACCCTTGATACTTTCAGCCGTCTTTTTAGCTTCTTGCTGCCAGAAAGCCGAACGCTCATCAAGGCGTGGCATGGCTTTTATACCTGTTACGCTTTCAAACAACGAATCAAGCGGCTTGCGGATTAAAGCATCAATGTCACCAACAGCCCGGCCTACGCCCCATAAACCTTGTGAAGCAGAAGACGGGACCGAGGATAACGATTTGCCAGTATTTTTAAGGACACTAAAAGCCTTTTCCATGACTGACATATTTTCAACATCGTCATGAGCTATTCGAGCGTTGACCGGATCAGATAGAAACTTTGCAGTTGCAGGGGAATTATCAGGGATATTCTGAACTGTATCGGAATTGACAAAACTCTGGAACTTGGCATCATCCTTGACTTTCTCATCCATCAGGATTGAAGGAATACCGGTCTTTTTCTCAAGCACAAGTTTTGCCGCTTCTTCGTCTGGATTAGAACCATAGGCCGAAGTGATAGAGGACATATATTTAGTCTTCTTGCGGGTTATCTCGTCTTCTGTTCCCATCGCGTTTTCAAGGTCTTGAAATCCCATTACTGCCCCTTTATCAATTCAGCCCGTAAGCGGTCAAGTTCTGCAAAAGGTATTTGTTTACCTGGGTTGCGCTTTGCCCACTTCTGAGCAATGTATTTATCTTGTGTAGCACGTGGCCATTTTGCAGGGTTATTGCCGTAACTAGTGGCAAAGTCAGTACCCAAGACATAAGCCGGTTCAACCGTATTAAAGAACGTGCCGGAATCGGTTTTATAAGCCTCGATTGCTTTTAAAGTTGCTTCTCTGACGCTGATCTTTTTGCCTGGGGCGGTATTAGATGCAGCGAGAATCTCAGTGACCGACGATTGCAGCAAAGCCATTTTAGCCTGTTCTTTGTCGTCTTTGGCTTCTGGATTAGGTAACAGGTCTTTGTATAGCTTGTTCTCACGCATTACACGGACAAGCCCTTTAAACTCGCCATTGTCGAGCTTGGCCATTCCAAGGTCTTTGCCAACTCCATTGACGAACTGCATAGCATTATCAGTGAAAGCCCCGAACTGCGGCGCAAACTTTACAGCTACTTCTGCTGGTGAAAGATTGCCGTAATCACCGTTAATATATTTGTTCTGAAAGGTCAGCAAGTTAGATAGCTGTTGTATGGCCCTTGCTTGTTTTGCTTCACTCTTAGCCTCTGCTGCGGCTTCACCAATCTTAAATTTATGGTCAAGCCAATCATATAAGTGACCTTTTGCGGCACTGTCAACATTCCCTTTTTCTACTTGCCGCCTCAAATCGGTATATGATTGCTTCTGTTGGAAACCTTTGTTTATCTGATTTGAAAGGGCTTCTTGATTCTGTCGCTTTTGTCCGTCATATTCTCTTGCATATTCTTCAACCTTCTTTTCAGCTAGTTCTTTCTGGTCACGAGATAAACCCGTATCTTCCGCGGGATTTTCGGCAAACGGACTTTTGCCTTGAGCAATCATCTTTTCTGCATGCGCTACAGCTTTATCAATTATTTTGTCAGATAACGGACCTCTCAAATAGTTAGGATCGTCAACCGGAGTATTTATCAAATAATCTAACTCTTCTTTTGTTAAGCCAGGGACCATGGTGGGAATGTCCATATATTTGCCATTTACATCAACCCCAACTGATATTTCAGTGGATACAGATCCGTCAGGACGTTTTATAGGCCCGAGCCAGCCATTGCCTTTCTTTGTCCCGTCAGGACGATTACTATAACCATCCTCGCGTATTGCCTTTCTCATCCCTTCAATATCAAGAACGTCATCAGGAGACTTCGGACCCATTGATGCAAACACTTCTTTTGCACGGCCTTCTGATACTTGATAATCTGTTTCGTTCTGAATTGCGGCACCCATCTTGGTATGAACTTCTTTATTGTGAGCTGTCAGAATATCCCCAAATTGAGAATATAACCCTTTGGCCCCGGCAAGGTCTTTCTCTGCCAAGTGTCCGTTTATCATATCTGTTACAAGGTTGCTTTGATATTCCCTGATTTTCTGGTCTGTCGCTTCTTTCGGCCAGCCCTGAACAGCGGCGATAGTCTTGATACCATTCAGCAAGTCCGGATTATCAAGGTCTACTTCTTCCCCTGCACGATAACGGTTAAGTATGGTGTCGTAAGAGGCTTTGACAAGTGCCTCATTTTTATCAATGGTAACTTTCTGACGTTCTTTAATTTCATGTTTGTGTAATTGAGTTGAATTATTAACATACTGCTCACCGGCCCATGATTCAAACAGTTGTGCAGCATCAGGGAACTTTGAAAGGTTTGTTTTGATCTTGGTTACAGCTTCATCATGTTTGGGCTTATATTGGAGTTCAAGACCTTTTGCCCCTTCACCTTCGATTTGAGTCAATCCAGGAGTAACAGATCCATCGGCATTTTGTTGACCATAAAGCACACCCTTTGATTGATTGAGGTAATCAACCTTTGCGCTTGCCAAGGTAGCAGCTTTCTCTTTCTCAAACTCCACAAGAGCAACGCCCTGAACGTCTTTAGCCGCTTGAGTCATTCCTTGCCCAAGTCCAGCCCCAAACGCTTCCGGTCCGAGCCCTGTCGCTCTTGGTGTCGGTGTTCCTGATATTCCTACTGATGGTTCCAAACGAGGTATTAAAGCCATTTAGTCACCTATTTAAACTTTGAAAAACTGGCATAAGCACCAGAAGCACCGGACAACATACCGCCAGCAGCATTGAGATAACCGGCCTTTTCTGCTGCCTTGCCTTTGTATAAATCCAGTTCAGCACTGGCATTTAGTCCGTATGCTTCCCGCTGTGCATTGTTTATTTGCCTGAGTGCGTTTAATTGTCCCATTCCAGCGGTTTCAGATAACAGATCAAGTGATGACCCTGTTGTTATATCCGTACCACCAGCGGCCATCTGTGAGCGTTGGATACCGGCAATGCGCCTTGCTTTGTCGGTTTCTTCGCCAGCCATTGACGCGCCTTTTTGGTTAGCAGCATCGGCGGCGTTTCTCTGGACTTCTGCGTTATATTCGGCAGCTTTCTTTTGTGACTTGCCGGATTCAATAGCGCTATAGGCTGATATGGCAGTACCGGCTACGGTAGCGGCCACAGCTGTAGTTCCGACCACTGCTGCTGTTGTGGTCCCTGCTGTTGCTCCTAAAGCAACCCCAACCCCGGCAAACAATGGTATGCACATTAGCTTATCCTCATTTCAAAGCGCATAAATGGCAACATAAATGGCCCCATCGGTTCTGGTTCATTGAACGAGAAGCCAAGCCATTCCAACCATTGAATTGCTTTGGTGTTTCTGCAATCTACGTAATTAGATAAATACCCGTACTGATTAAGCATCATCTTAACAAACTTCTTATTTCTTCTTAAAAACGTGATTGCATGTTGATCTATCAGGTCAGTGCCTACCATCCACGGCCTACCCATTTCGCCGAACATCCCACCAACAGGGCAAACTCCAAATATACAAACAGGGGTTTCATCTATCATTCCGCACCATGACGATTCGCTTAACCGTAAACCATCAGCAATTGCATTATAAGGATCAATCAAAGCCAGTGCAAACAATTCCGCTTTGTCAGCTTTGCGGCAATTATCAGCAACGTGTCTAATATGCCAATCTTCAACCTGTACGACTTTAACTTGCAATGTTCACCTCCGGCATGATTGCCAGAACTGTCAAAGGAAGAGGATTTGATTGTCTGATAAACACATTTCCACCGGTTCCCCATGTCGAAGTGATAAGAATATCTGCAATGGCTGTTTCTGGCTGGATAGCTTGATCGTAGTTTTCAAGGCTACGCTGTTTATATAAATCCAAATGACTTGCATCAGGACCGGCCATAAGCCCTACTGACTCATCACACATTACTTTGACTCTTGCAATGTTTTTGTTTTTGTCCAACAGATTGCTGCCAGAAACATTCAGGCTTAGAGTTTCTATGTCGCAATTGTAAGATAGTCCCACATGAACCACTACAGATGCATAGTCAAGCGCAACAGAACCGCCTGTAACGGTCAAATCAGTTACAACTCTACCATCGGCCAAGGCTTTTACTGCTTTACCCTCTAAATGGCCTAATCCTGCAAATACGTCCTTTGCAAGCCCCCATGTAGAAGCAACAGCCCTAAACTCAACCGCAAGAGTTGAAAGCAGTAAAACACTGACAACCGTTGAAGAGGTAAAGGCCGTTATTCTCAAGCGATATACTTTATTCAAAGAATCAACTAAATGAATCTCGTTGCCAACATCACCGGCCACAAAAACCGCTGTTGAACTTGTAGCAGTGCAGGTTTCGTCTACCCAACTAACCCCACCTGTTATTGTGATAGTTCCTGATTGCCTACCGTCATAACTGAGACAGGAATCAAGAAATATTGCATCTGAAATTGTGTCAAACGTCCGAGAAGCAAGTCTTTCAATATAACGCTTTGTAACGCCGCCAATTGTGCGTCTAACAATAGTGTATACAGCATCTTCATTGCCTTCTGAAATTGAACAAACAGACTCATAAAATCCATCGGTGTTGTGTTGGTGCCATCCGATTACCTCTTGTTCCGGCATGAAAGTTAATCCGAGTAAAACACCATTATCAAGAACAACCCACACGCAAGAGAAAGGGACTTGCTGGTAACACCAATCAATAACTTGACGCCCTTTAAAAAGGTGATTTGAGTACATTGTTAAATCAGCACCGTCAAAAGCATCATTAGCAAAGTTATAACCGAGGGAACGGACCTGATTACCTTTACTTTGAACGTAAATTGCTTGAGTCCCTATTACCAAAGGAGTAACTTTTGAGGCCCCGCTCGAACCTCGTTGACGTTTTACGCTTACAGCCGCCGGAGTAATTACGTCATTGGTCCCACCCTTAACAATCCAAGGGCCATTTGTGGTTAGAATAACCAAGGAATTGAGTTCAACAAAGTGTTGAATTGCGTTTACTTCACGGGCGGCTATTTCGTGAGTAATCGCGTCATCATCCAAAATAGGAACGGACGTGCCAAAATCAATATAACCGGCAGTTTTTGAAGCTCTCCATTTCTGAGGCTCGTTTGTGGACCCTCCAAATAATTTACGCTGCTGATAGTATGAGTTTGCAGCCGGATAGCCTTGAGCTACACCGTAAGCGGCTTTAGCCCATTTGTAAGTTGCTGTTGCGGTTAAGGTCTTAGTCGCGGTTCCACCGGAAACATAGGCGGCATTTGCTTCAATATCAATCCTGAATGTATTTGCATCAATTACTGTAACTTGACGAACTCCATTGATTGAAGTCATACCGGCAACACCGGCAATGGTTACGGAGTCACCAGTGATAAAGCCATGTGTGTTGCAGGTTATATGGATATATTCGTCGCCAGTTGCGGGGCTTAGGTCTGGATCAAAACCGATTGCGTTTGTAATTGTTTTAGCACTTGTAGCAGTTACAATTGAATCAGGTAATCTGGATTGAACCGTACCAATAACTATTTTGGTGCTTGTGAAGCCCGTTATCTTGACGATACCAAAACCAGAATGCAGATAATTCCATGTAACACCTGGATCACCGTCAGACTCAACGCCTTCAAGTGTAGAAGGTCTAACGGTTCCTGTTGTCCCACTGGTTACAGCCTGATAATAAGCAGAACCGGCTTTCCTAATATCATTGACTGTTACAGCTTTGCCAACTTCCCACCGCTTGATATTGGCTATCGAGGATGCAGACTGTTCTATATAAAACAACTCGCCAACCATATCAGCTGTGAAAATATCAGCCACACTTGTAATAGTTACCACCCCTGAAACGCCGCTACTGATGACAGTTTTGGCCGAGTCGATGTTTATATCCTGAAATGGCCCGTTTGTGGATTCATACGCCGCAACGGTCCAGAGGTGGTGATCTGTTCTTGTGATTTGTTGTGAAGGGTATTTTGTATTGGAAACAGTCAGCACATCGGCAGACTGTGAATAAACAAGGTCAAATAAATCAGCTTCTAAAAATGGAGTTGTGATTTCTACAATATTGCCTTCGTCTGGATGACCAACAGGGTAAACAACTAGCCCACCATCTTTGATTATGCGGAATTTCTGATCACCAAATACTAAAGCGTAAGTCTGTTCTGTTGAAAACTGGAAAGGTATTAAACGATGAACAACATTGTGGTTGATTGAATCACCAACATATTTAGTGCCTGGACGATTTGAAACACCACCAAATTGACGGACTATGAAATTCTTGCAGGTTTTAAGACCGGTATAATAACGGGAGATATCGACACGCCCCCATAATGAAGGTGCAATTTCTCCCGAAGTAAACGAAGGCTGTATTGTGCTGTTAGCCATTACTGCCTCTCTGTTACGTAGTTATCTGTTTGTTTTTTGTCCGACCTCTGACCATTTGCGGAACTGTTTGCAGCTTCATGTATTGCTATCTGGTAAGCGTTGTTTGCAGCTTGGCCAAGTTTCGCATCAGCAGATAAGGGCAGAACAGCCTCGGCACACAACAACCATGCAAAAGCACTTGTAGCTGATGGAGTCCATAACTGGATATTTTCTACTCGCTTGGTGTAAACAAGCCTTGCAGGGGAGATGTTACAGACGATAGCAAGGTTGCTGACATCCTCTCTCTTTTCAAATGGTATAGGGGTTGTCGGCTCTTTTGATCCTTCAATTGTTATTAATCGTGGTTTAATACAGTCAACCGGATAACGATAGCGGTACTCCCAACCGTAAGGGGGTGAACCAATATCCTGTAGATCAACCTCAGACTTGGCAAACGGCCAGTTAAAAGCCTCTAGGACACGATCACGGACAGAAGTAAAAAGCATACGCATGACACGGCCCTCTTTGCTTTGCTCGTCCAGTGAACCGATAAACATCGTTACACCGGCCCTACCTAATGCTAAATTGCAGATTTCCACGTCAGTCATGGCTATTGCCTTTCCAGCTTGCCAACACAAGAAATATTCAAGAATGGCGATTTTGGATTAACAACACGTGTATGCCAAGTTGTATCAGGGATTATTTTTGACGATCCCGCTTTTGTGGTTGTTGACATATTTCTGTAAATACCATCTGCGGCGCAATAGGCTGACCATGCAACGTCGTTTGATACATTCACTGTTTGGCTGTTACCTGTTAAAGTTGTATCTTTGGCACCATCAGGAGCAAAACCCTGAATTGCTATATTTCTGTTGCTGTCTTCCATTACGAGTTTACCCGCTGCAAAAGCCGTACTTGCAAAAACAACAATCAAGGTTATTGTAATCAGTCTTTTCATTTTGGCCTCACAAGTAAAGGGGAGGCTGTGACACCTCCCCAAACAGATTAAACTACGGTCTTATCCAGGGGCTTGATGTTGCCGGGGCATTTCTCTTTGATATAATCATCCAAGAGCTTTTCCAGAACTTCTTTTTTATCTACTGGGTTAAACTTAATATCAGCAGCAGACAATTCAGCCATAATCTGGTTTTTTGTTTTAATTTCAAATGGCTTTTCTTCCGGTTTGACTTCCTCACCTACTTTGACAAAGTTGTTTGATAACTTACGCCCTTCTTTCAGCTTGTATTCAAAGGGGTCAGTAAGGCCATCAGCCTTAATATTAAGAAGCCTACCATTAATAAAAGCCGCTGTTTTGGATCGTACTAACATAATGCCCCCTATGCTATGCCATCAGGATAGGATTTGTTGGCATCAAGTGGCGACTGAGACAGCCATGCGTTAGCTTTACCCGCTGTGACGTTGTTAGTTGTCACGGTATAGGTAACACCAAGATAACGCTCGTAAGTGGTAGAGGAAGGCAATGCAACGCTGCAAACGGTATAACCGGCAGCAAGTGTAGCTTTACCAATTGCGGGGGTTTCAAAATGTGTAGTAGGTGAAGTTGCAAGGTCAGCCGTTGAATCAGACACCAATTTGAATTGAATCTCAGCAGCACCACCACCGGCAACAGGCAGAGTATCCATGTTGATATTCAGATACAAAGGCATACCAACGCCAATATTAAGTCCGGCTCTTTCAAGATCAATTACATCACCAAGTATGGCAGTTGCAGCAGCGTTGCCAGTAACCACACCAGCGTCAGCAAATTCAGTTCGTTTATCCATGAGTCCCATAATTATCTCCTTTGGGGAGGGTTCGCCTCCCCTGTTATTGGTTAAATACCGGTTTCAGTGTTAGTCAGCTGGTCGCAACGCCTTACGGGGATACCGTCGATCATCAGGGCTTTTACCATTGCACCATTAGCGCGAGTAATTTGTTCGATGGTCAAAGTAGAAGCAGCCACCTTGTTGGCAATCTGACGGCGAAGGAACGAACGTGCGCGACGATTAGCATAGAACACAGGACGGACACTGTTTGTATCGGGCAGAATGTCGATAGCTTCCTGAAGCATATCAATCAGGTCAGGGCCAGAAGCAGCATTCTTGGTCAGGTCTTCACTATCGAACTGGACACGAACAACATATCTCCAATCCTTTACATGCAGACCACAACCCCACTGGTAATGGGTTCTGAACACTTCCAGCAAACCATCAGAAGTTTCAGAGGTTACTTGGCCTTTATCCTGCATCTGGATACCAGCAGGGGTTCCTTTTGGGTAAATGCCGTGAATAGAGTTTGGTCCCCAACCTACCAGCCAGATAGAGGCGTTGTCAGTGCCGTCAGGAGTGGCAGCTGAAGTCAGGATATGATCGCCGTTGTTTGCAGACTGGTCATTAAAACGAGGAGCAAGACCGTTAAAAGCTTCCGGCTCTGTTGCTTCTGCGCCGTAGAATAGGTAACGAGCAAGCTTCTGATTAAAACCTTCGAAATGTGCCAGGTCTTCAGTCATACGCCATACAGGAGTATTCCCATTGATCTTTGCCAGGTTCACGTCTATTTCACTGTAAGCCTGAAGGTTAGCTACGTTGTCTGAAATCTGAATACGCTGACCTTTAGAAGGCTGAGTGCGTCCATAGAACTTGGTGAATGTCGGCTCTGGAATACCAGTTCTGACAATACCAGTATGCTTCATACCTTCATTAGCCTCAATCCAGACCATATCGTCAAGAATGTCATTGGTCTGATGAAGCAGTTCAGCAATCTGGTTCTGGACTTTACCGTCAGAACCAGCAGCGCGGGTTACATCAAGCAGGGTAGGATGAGTAATAGCAAGGGTTGACATAGTGTATCTCCTTTATTTCTTTTGGGTTGATGGGTACATTTGGGCGAGTACATCGCCGGTTGATTCTGTTTTACCTGTCACAATAGTTGTTGGCTCTGCCATCTTTGCGCCAATACGCGAAAACAGTTTGATAATGGCAGGGTTTTTATGTAGGCCGTACTGTACTAGCAATTCTCTGGCTTCTGGTACTTCAAACGAGTTAAAAGCCAATTCAGCCGACTTGACACTTGCATCGTACTTTGTGCCGCCAATTTCGGGGTCTTTCTTAGCCGCTTCATCCCATGACGCAAGCATTGTATTCCAGCCGTCAATCTGTTTTTTGACTACTTCGGTGGAGTACAGGTCAACAAGTTTCTGTGCTGCGGCCTGGTCAAGCTTCATCTCGGCAAATACCGGCTTGAACACGTTTGCAAGGTTCTCATCCAGCGTCAAGCCTTCGGCCATTGTGAAGGGTTCGTACTCGATAGGCTTTTCAACCTCTTCGGTCTTTACCTCTTCTGTGGTCGTTTCTGTGGTTGTTTCAGTGACCGGAGTTTCAACGGTTTCAGTTGTCTCAGTGGTTGACTCGGTTGTCGTTGTTTCAGTCGTTTCAGTCGTTTCAGTATTTTCGTTCATTTTCGCTCTCCTGTTTTTTTGTCCTTGCAGCCTCTTCCCGTTTCTGTCTCAAGTGTCGCCGTTCCTTTGCTTCCAACATCATTACCTGATATTTCTTTGGTGCAGCTTCCATAATGTCATTCAGTATTGCCAGACCTATATTCCTTTGACCTTCACGGCAAGCCAGATACATTGCATCCAGATTGCCGGTAATGTGAAATATCTTTGCCTCTTCAAGTATCCGGTATAAAACCCGCCTACCTTCTGCGTAGTCCATCAACTTTGCTATGTCGGCAAGATCACGTTGCCTTGCCTCTTGCTGAATCTCTTGGAGAGTCATCAGTTAAGCCCCAACACGGTTGCAAGTGGGTTGCGTCCTGTACCGTCGTCGGTTTCAGAAAGCAGTTTAGCGGCTTGTGCCGTCTGCTGTAGCGGTTGCGCCATGCTTGCCATTTTCGCCATCTGCTCCTGTTGTGCGCGGCCTTCTCTGATTTCTTGGACTTCTTTATCACTGCGAATAGTCGAAGGTGGGGCGCCTACCATCTCGGCGTATTCATCAATACTTTGGTCCATATCCAGTTTATCGAGGACTTGTGGATTAGTTGCAGCAAGGTTGCCGATAAATGCAATTGTTCTTTCTATTGAACCAACGCCCATAGCCTTCTGAGCCTGTGCCATAATCGAAATATACTCAACCTTAAGCTCTTGGCCTTGTATCTCTGTAGGAGGTTCAGGGAACATGCCACGACGCAACATGATGTTAAATATGCGGTCAATAGTAGGATTAAATGACTCATCATTCATCGCTTCCATAACCGGGCCAATAGCCCACATTCTTTCTTGCGCCCGTTGTTCAACTTCAGGATTATTCATCTGCGGGGTGTCGCCGTTCATGAACATTTCCATGATATCAACAAAGAAAGCCCTATTAATAGACCTTTGGACTTCCTGTATATCCAGCATCAATTCATTTATGCGCGGCTGGACTTCATAAAGAGGGCGGCCACCACCGCCATTATTGATATTCCCAAAGTTAATACCCCCAGGCAGCGAGTCAACAGCTTGATTCTGCATCATAGCGTCAAGGATCAAAGGTGGATCAACCATCTTATGAATCGCCATCAGTTTGTCTTTTTGCTCGACCTGCAAGCCCTTGATAGGGCCAAGAGCAATCATCCCAGGGTGATTAGTCCCGTAAACATCTTCGCCGTTAGTCTCCCAACGTGGGCAAATAGCAGGGAACTCATCATACCCACCTTGACGCAAGAATTTGTTTTCATCACAACCTTGCTCAATATAGCACTCAACAAAAGCCTTGTTGATATTGTCCATACGGTACGGGTCACGCTTCTGATTTGGTCCGATAAAATGGATTACTTTAAACCATTTATCTTTCGCGCATGTTTCATAGGCGGTCTTTGCTGATATGGAAATATTGTCAATCCCAAACTCTTCGACAAGCTGTTTAGCGGTCATTTCAAATTCACGACTGATGGTATCAACCTTGCCCTTGCTGTTCTGACCAAGACAGTAGGAACCAACCGGTAGTGGATAGCACCTAAACACCGTTTCAGTGTCTTCAAGGATTAAGAAAGCAGCAGTGCCGAAAGCCCCAAGATGTGCGTATTTAACCGGCACTGTCTTGTAGTAGTTTGACCTTGCTATCTGATCGCGCATGATACGCTCAACAGCAAAAAGCCACATCTTGACGCCCTTGTTCTCTTGAAGAGCAGGGTCAGATATGGATAAACGAAACCACGGACGCGAAGCGGATGCAGTACCAGCCATCATGCCAGACTTGAATGAACGTAAGGCCGTGCAGCCAGTGATATCAATTATCTCTTGAAGTTTCTTGTCGCCACGATTGCGGTCTGTGGTAAGGAATCTTGAAGAATGAGGAGAGATAAAACGCGAAAGCTCCATCCAGATTGTTAGCCAGGAGGAGCGTTCTGTTACTAATGAGGAATGACGATTGCGGTAATACTTGACTTCTTCCATTAACGGATGCTCCCTGTTTAGCTATCCGATTTGACATCGCCTCCCATTGAGGTAATGCTTATTGCTTGTTCTTTTTGTTATAAATAAGATAAAAATCAGAAGGTTTAATTCTTTTGACTGAACCATCGTCACCGACAAAAACAGCTCCAGTGCCAAGCAACATTATATTTCTGTGGGCTTTATCGTATTCCTGTTTATCTTTGTTGGTCATTTACTGTCCTAAAAGCGATTTCATCTGCGTCAAAGCCGGAGCAGGTACACCACGTGGCCCGGTAAAATTAGTATTACCAGCGGCCAATTGTCTACGTCTGCGTTCTGAATCACGAGCATCGACAACACCTTTATCTTGCATTTCTGGTGCTGCTTGTGGTGCAGGTGGCGGACTTGGGGAACCGCCGCCGAAGCAACCAAATGGTATCAAGAGCAAATTTAAAATAAATGTTTTCATATTTACCCCGTTAGAATTGTGTATGTAGTATCAGAATAACGCTGTTTTGTCAAGTTAATTAGCTCTTGATAGTGGGTCGTACACCCTTGGCTTGTTCTGCCCTGGTAATATGCTGTGTTGCCTCTTGGCTACAGGGAATGCAAATGAGATACCCAAAGAGTCAAACTCATCGGGCGAATGACCTATGCGATTCTTAAATATATCCTTTGGTTCCATGATGATCTTGTCACCCTTATACGAATAAGTAAGTGTCGTCATCTGCTTTTTAAGCCGTTCATCAGGAGCAAGCACGCCCCCGCTTTTTACCCATTGTGCAGCGTCCCATAGTATCTGAGCACGTTTATTGAAAAACTTTGGGTTATCTGCTTTCCCTGCAAACTGGCAATCAAGCGAAGGTATACCCATTGCGTTAAGGGCGTCAATCGTACCAGCGCCAAAACCACCAGTACCGTCGATGATTATGCCATCAGACCCCCATTCGTTGTGGGTTGCTGCAACTTTGTTGGCTAATGGGAATGAAGTTAAACCCCTGAATTTCTGCTGTGGTAGGCATATCAAGCCCTGTCTTTGCGTCAAGATAGAACTGTCCAAGCCTTCCCTTGCTACATCCAAAGAAAGTATCTTGGCTGCGTGTTGGTATACGTCTGGTCTGTAATGCCGCTTCATTGCCTGTTCTACTTCTTCCAGTGATAACAATGTGTTGATTGCAGAAGTCGGGAACATACCGAGGATGGTTGCCATAATCCATGAATTATCACGCCCCCACTCTTCTATTTGCTCTCTTGCGTGGTTAATGTCAACTCGTGGTGTTCTGCGTGGATCGTCCGGATCTGCTGTGATTGTAATAACAGCCCACCCATTAGCGTTGCAAATCTCATACAGTAGCCCGCCGGTGCTTGTTGGGTTCCCTGCTGCCATGATAGCACCGTCAACAAGGCCACCTGTGAATATCTGTTGCGCTGATTTACTGACAGCGGTTGGCATGTCTCCTGTTTCGTCCAAAAGAATAAACGGGTATTGGCTGTGTAGTCCTGAAAGTGACCGGCCTATTGCCTCTGCGTCTGCGTCTCTTGCAAATGACCGGGCAGACAAGAACCATGTTTCAGCGTGATCATTTGCATATATCCGTGACTTGGTATGAGTGAAAGCGGATTTAAGAAACTCTGACCGCTGTTGCCACTTGCTCAACTCAGGCCATAGGTTGTCATCCAGATTGTCTTTTGTGATTGAAAGCGCAGCACCTTTTGGGTGTTCGCCCTTTGCAGCAAAGCAAGCGAGCCGATGCCAGCCCATCCAAGCAAGCCAAGCGGTTTTACCTGGGCCAGTACAAGCCTTGCAGACTACTCTACGCCTAGGTTGATGTTCCCCTCCGAGTGGTTGCATAGCTTCTAACTGCCATGCATCAGGTTCTACCTGAAAATTATCGTAAACAAATTGTGCTGGATTCTCGCGCCATGATTTGATCTTCGCTGACGCTTTTAATGCGGTGGGGTTCAATCTGTGCGGCCTGTGATTAATTGTTCAAGTGTTAGTGCGCCGGAGTGTTCAAGTTCTTGCCGGTCCTTATACCCTGCGTGGTTCTTAAGCCAGAAAATAGAACCTGTTGGGTTCTTGCCACATAGGTTCTCTTCAAAGTTCATTTCTATTTTTTGCTTTGCCCTTTTTATAATGCAAAGAAACTCATCTTTGGCCTGATAGTCTCTTAATGCTTGTGTAGTCATATCAAGATGATAGGCTAATCCGGCGATTGTATACGGCCTTTGCTGATAACGTACAACAGACGTTTCTATTTTGCCCGTGTCTTTATCTTCTGACTCGGTTATTTTTTCAAACCAACATGACTCAAAATACTCTTCCACCTTTTCATGTAACTCTTGCGGTGTTTTGTATTTTGGAGGCCTGCCGCCTGGATGTTTATCTTTCTTTTCCATATGCCTCATATACCAGAAACCCATTATTTTTGCAATAGATAACTAAAAGCCCCTGTCTAGAGGGGCTTGAAATTAATCTGAAATTGCATATGCCAAAAGTATACCAAGTAATTGCATGCCTGAAATCCCATTACATATCCATGCAACCAACATAATTATGATAAACATTCCCCGCTCCTTTTTGTTTGTCTCCCGCCCGTGGAAGGTGGTCATTTTGTGGTTGTAATTTCAATAGCTTATATTTTTACCTATTTTTGAGTTTTATGATGTTTGCATACCGCAGACCATACAATAAACATACCCTGTCTCATCGGAGTTTGGTGCAACGCCTTATCCCCGCATATGCGGCATGGTGTTGTTTTAGCTATACCGGCCATTAGTCGGCATCCATTTTGTCAACATAATCAAAATATTGATTGATAAGGTTTTTATCTAACTCGTTTGTGATCGCTATTTCAGCTTTATGTGAATAATGGCTGTTGTTGTATGCCGGATTGCGCTCATATTCTGCTTGCGCTAGTTTAGAATGACTGTGCATCAACTGGAATAATATTTCTTTTCTGATTCTTATCATTTTTCACCCCTCCTACCGTTTTACTTTCCTTCCCCTGCCTGCCCTATGTCTTTTGGTTGTTATCGCTTCCTACGGGCTAAAAAGTGGCTTCCTTGTCATTTAAATAGCATAGTGGCGGCATGGCTCGCAATATTCATTCGGTTGATG